TTTGGTCCAGGACCAACATAGCGTGAACGCATTGCGAAGATAAGTCCAGTAGGACCACTCATTGGTTGAACACCAGCTAGGTCGTATGCGACCAAGTTTGGCATTGCACGTCTAATTAATGAAATTAGAACGGGGTCGAAACCTGCTGTAGGGCCAGCTGCGGTTGCGTCTGCACTAAATCCAGCGTTACTACCTGAACTAGTGTTTTGGTTTGGTTGTTCTGCAAGGAACGAACCTGATTGAGCAAAATCTGTTTGCTCGCGTAAGAATTTCTCTTGGTTTTCTAACAGGACAGCTGTGACTGCTTTACGATGTGAATCCTTGATTTCATCAAGACCTTCATAATTGAGAAGCGGAGCCCACTTTTCCTGCAATTGTTCTGATTGGAACATTGCTTTTTAAAATAAATGTTTACGTTTGACTAAAATATTAAATTCAGTTATGACTTAAACTGGGATAGTGTTTTAAGGTATGCAGCCATTGAACCAGATACTGATTCAGGTGAACTATCTACACCTTCTGAAAGATTCTCAGTTTTAGTCGTTGGAGTTGCACTTGGGAAATAAGATTCCTTCAAGGTTTCCAACTTGTCACGATAAGATTCTTCACTTTCAAACTCAACACTTTCGGAAAGTGAGGCGAGCTTTTCTTTCTGAGTGGCTGCAAGGCCTTCAGAAACTGATTCGAGGATTCCGTCTGCAACTGACTCTGCGAGTCTGCTGTTTAGGGAAACGTTTTTCTCAATCTGCTCGTTGAGTTTTGTTTCCATTTCATCTAGTTTTTCTACCATACTCTCAAGTACATCATATTTCTCTTCAGGGATTGTTACATAATGATCTTCAAAAAGACTCTTCATTCCACTTAGGAATGACTCTGACATTTCGGTTTTGAGTCCCTGCTCTACAGCAAGTTGGTTCTCAGTAAACCATTCGTCAGCAACATATTCAAGATAAGAATCAACACGCTCATTGAGTTCTGTTTTGATTCCTTCTACTTCCTCCGCAATAATGGAGTCAGCTTCTTTTTCAAGAGATTCTTTGATCGCTGCAACTCTTGAGTTAATTGCTGCTTCAAAGATTGTTTTTGCTTTCTCTTGGAATTCTTCTGAAAGTTCTTCGCCTTCGAGAAGAGCGTTAACATCGTCATCGATGTTGAACTCTACAATAGGCTCAGACTCTTCCTCTACAACTTCCTCTTCAGTTGCTTCTTCTTCAGAAACTACTTCATCAGTTGTATCTTCACCTTCAGCAACTACTTCATCAGTAGTTACTTCTTCTTCATCAATTACAGATTCATCAGAGACTTCCTCTTCTTCCTTCATTCCCTTTGCAGGGTCAGCGGCTTTGGCACCTTTATTAACTACATCTTTTACTTGCTTAAGTGTAGCACCAGGTGATTTCAGTTTTGCTGAATCGTCATCTGGTTTGTAGTTATCTGGTGATGGCCCTCCAAGATCCTCCACATTTGGTGGTATGCCACCCGTTGTGAGTTTAGGCATTGCGTCTGGTGCTCCTGCTTTCGCATTCACAGCAGTCTTGGATTGCTTAGTGCTTACTTCCATTTCTTGTAAATCTCCACGAGGCATTAGAACAGCTCCGATTTTCCTGTAATTAAAATCTATATTTATTTAGAAGTTTAAGAATTTACAATGAATTTATAAAATCATTGAATAATCCTAGTTTATGCTCTTCGAGACGCTTTTGGTCTACTAGAGTATTGATTGCTCTTTTGGTTTGTGATGCGAACTTCTCACGCAAAACTCCACCTTCCCATACCCATTCCTTACCTTCCATGATGCCCTGAACAAAAGCATCTGGTGCGGATGGATCAGCAACGATGTCAGCTGCAGTTGCTAACATGAAGTCTTCACCGACTTCCATATAACCTTCTTTATTTTGTGAAATTGAACCAATTCCACGAGAAGATACGCCAAGAGTAACACCTTCTTTCAAAAGTGACTCAGCGATTTTACCCATAGGTGTTGATAAAATTTGTGCCTTTCCAATAAAGTTGTTACCCTTTTGTTCAAGTGAAACAATTTTATGGGAAACTCTGTCGAGGTTTACGGTAGGGCCTTCAGGATGACCTAGTTCACCTAAAGCACGACCTTTATTGATATACGATTCAGTATATCTTTTCACCTCTTTCTGCATAATAGGAAGACGATACATCCTCTGATTACGATTTACCGTTTCAGTCTGAAGGAAAGGCCCTTTAATATAAAGAGTCTTCTTACCACCTCTAGTTTCGGTGATAACCTGCACACTTTCAATTTCTTCTCTAATCAGTTTCATTATGCACTCCCTGTGGTTTGAACTTGTTGTATCCATAATGAACCAGTACCATCTGCTCCAAAAGCACTTACTGCAACTGACTTTCGGAGAACTGCTTGACTATTTTGAGTGTAAGCAGTAGTAACTCCACTGATATTACTATCACGGAGATGTAATTTAGCTTGAACGTATCCGTTAGGAACGTAGTCTTCATTGATACCTGTAATTTCTTTATGAGAAATATTCAAGTTAGAATCGTTAGCACCTGATAGAGTAACGAAATCTCCAACGAAAAATGGATTTTGTTGACCTTGAGGTAAAGTGATTATAGTAGCAGTGCTATCTGCCTCTATATTCTCAATAGTATTAGTGCGAACATCTAATGCCAAAACCTCTGGCATCCCAGTACTAACAACATAATCAGTTGCTGCTGCTGTTGCAGGTCCAGTGCTTATTGCTACATGAGTGTCGGCATTGAGAGCAACCAACCTTACTGCATCCGATTGAACCACAAATTTACTGGATACTGTTGCAGATCCTTTTGTAATTGCAATCGATGTAGCTGTTCCTACGGGTCTATGTGCCATTATGGTAAAAAGTCCATTTACTAGTTATTTATATTAAGCCTCTTCCTCCTCCTCTGCAGGAGCATCATCTGCTTCTACTTCAGCTTCGGTCTCTGGCTCATCGAACATACTACTTGCTATTTCGGGTCTAACCGCATCAATTTTTTCTGCAGATTTTGCGAATAGCAAATCTTTGATCTTATTGCTTATATTGGATGGTGATTCATCCTTTGCAATCATGTCCATTAATTCATTTGATATTTCAGGCATTGTAATAAAATTGGTTCACAAATAGTATTTATACGGATTAATTAGATAATATTAAGGAGTACCACTCTTCACTCATACCACTGATAATATTATCAGCAGATGTTTGATCTTCAGCATAACCCTCATCGAGTAAATGCTTTACAACCCTTTCATAATTTTTATAAGCTTCTTTTGCTTCTCTAGGAGTTGGTTTCATCTTAACATCTAATTTTTTCTATTTATATTTCGCCACCGCTAGGTGCTTCTGTTCTACCACCATCCTTAACACCATCAAGATTAGGTTCCATAACTGGAGCACCTAAATCTCCACCAGAACCCTCTAAAGGAGCTCCAGTTTCAGGATCTACTGGTGCAGTTGGATCAGCAATAATTCCTTTTGATATCTCTTTTTTGATTATCTTATCCTGTTCTATTATCTCCTCATCAGTCTGTCTTAATATCTTACGTCTTACATAATCTTGAGAGAAATATCTTCCGATGTAAGGTTCTGCTACCTGAACGCTATTTAATCTTTCATTTAACAGTTCTGAATCTTTTAATTCTGAGAAATGATTGTCATACAAATAATCATATTGTATGTGTTCACTCATCGTTTCCCAATCTTCTGGAGTGATTACATTCTTCAATATAAGCTGAGTTTTCAGCATATCATTGAATAAATTTGAGAATCTTTTTCTTAAACGTGCAACAAATTTTGTAAATTTTAATTCATCTCTTAATATTTCTGAGGATCTTCCCAAATTGAATCCTCCCTCTCCGTCCATTCTTGATGGGGGTACGTTGAGCGACCTATATAATTTCTTTTTGAAGTACTCAATATCCGTGATTTCCCCAAGGTTTTGTCCTCCAGGAAGAGTAGTAATTTCAGTACCACGTCCTCCTTCTCGTCTAGGTAGCCAAAAATCCTCAAGCATCGCCATGTACTTTTTGTCATCTCGAACCTCCCCTGTAGATGCGTCGTAAACAAGTTTGTTCCGATATCTCATCATCACGTCTCTCAGATATTGCTCTGATTTGACTTTAGGTAAATTACCTACATCTATATAGAAAATTCTACGTTCTGGTGCTCTTGATAATCTGTATATTACTAGTGAATCCTCAATCATTCTAAGTTGATTAAGAGATTTTATTGACTTATGTAAGTATGAAAGAACAGATCCTTTATTTCTGTCAACTAAACCAGAGGTGCAATATGTAACTGCATCTTTTGCAATTTTGATACCTTTACTGGCACCAGTTGCATTAATATTACCAGTTGGATAAGTTCCTTTTGGATTGTAAATAAAATATTCTTCAATTTCAGGAAACTGATAATCCATGGGGTCATTATTTGTCTTCATTGACAAATTAACACCATACTTTTGAGATTCAGTTTTCTTCTGCATTCTAACATGACGCATTTTCATTGCATCAATATAACGAAGTTCCTGAATTCCATCCATAGGATTCTTCAGATCAATAACCTTATGATAGTAGATTCTACCATCAATATACCAGTTGCGATAAATCTCATGAGATTTTTTATCAAAATCTAACAAGTCTTTTATATACTTAAACTCTTGTCTAATTTTATTTTTTATGCCATCACTAGCATTAAGATTAGAGAGTTCAATTTCTACTGGACTGTCATGTGAATCTGATACTATAGCTTCGTTTACAATATCTTCAATCGCACTATCCGCTTCTGGATGAAGTGCCATTTCACGATATCTTTTTATAAGATCATATTCAGTTCGATATACACCCTCAATGTCAACGTAAGAACCAAAAAAACCACTACTCATATAGTGATCTACAGAGTCCTCATTATTTTGAGGAACTGGTGAGACCGCAGACTGAGATAGTGGTTCTGTGTTCTCTATCGAGAACCCAAATAATTTAGCCATGATTTATTAATATCTTTCTACTATTTAGTTACCCATTAGGACCGCCAGCCCCAGATATGGAGAAGGATTGAACTTGGAAGTCCACTGTAAATTCCTCAATAGCGTCACTATTATCATAAGATAAATCTATTTGAGATACGTTTGTTGGGAATATGTCAATAAATTCATACTCCTTCAACACTGAATTTGCATTTCCATCTTGGTTTTTACTGTTTATTACAGAACCTCTACCAAGTTGATAAACTTTAGCATTAGTCATGTATGCAGAAGGATCAGTAGCTCCAAGGTTGTTAGAAAGTTTGGAAATTAAATCCATCCATTCCTCCATTGCATTCCTTAGTCTAAAGTCCTCATCGTTAATGATGGTTACAGTCCATATATCAAATGTTCTGTCTCCAGCAACTTTGAAAATACGACCCCTGAACGGAACATCAATGTTTGCGATATTAGATGCAGGTAAATTAGCAGCTTTACACATGTATCTAAAGTTATCAGCATCCCATGTGATTCCTGCAGGTAGAGTTGTAAGTTCAACTTCAAACAGATTAGGCCTTGCACCGCCCCCAATGAGGGCGGCTTTAAAATCTGAAATTGTCTTGTTTTCTCTGGTGCTTGCCATTTGCTGTGTGCTCCTTTAGTTATTTAGATGATGATTAATTAAACTCGACCTGCGACTTCTTCAAAACTTACTCCAGTTCTAGTAGCAACAAACGTAAGTGTTACGAAGTTGATAGACTTAGCAGGTTTCAAGAAGATATCAGCTCTAAATTCATTGTTGTCAATAACATCAGGAGTATTATTAGTTGTATCGCAAACAACTAGGAATCCAAAGAGTCCTCGTTTTGCTTCAACATCTCTCAAGAATGGTTCAACAATGTTTCTAAAGTTTGCTCTGGTAAGTTCGTCATTTAACTCGAAGAGTTGTGCTTCTGCAGCTTTCTCAAGTGCTTGTTCAATTGTTAAGAACAAACGACGAACGTTAATTCTATCAAATGCTGATGCAAATGCTAGAGCAGTTTTATCACCAAAGAGCATCGTACCTGTGCCAGGTTTTGTAATTACAGAGTTAATTCTGTTTGGATACAGTTGATCTCTCTGTTCCTTGGTTGGATTGTATGCAAGTTTAACTGCATTATTGATCATTCCCCTTTGCTGACCAGCAGGAGAGAACCAAGGATACGCAACAATATTTGTGCGTGTCATCAATCCAGCAACATCAGGGTTGGTTGGAATGTATCTAAACTCGTTGTTAAATCTATCAAACGTATATTTATAACCTGTATCAAATATTGCATATGATGATGAGGTTAATGGACTAAAGAACGTAAGTAGATTTGTTGTTTGCGTTGTAGTGTTAGTAACATTTACAATGTCCCCTTTATGAGGCCCTATAGTTGCAACACAATCTTTTCTAGACTCAGCAATAGCAATTAGTTTATTTGCTTTTGCTTGAGATTCATCTTTTGCTCCAAGACTTGGGCCCATGATTAGATAATCAACTTGAACCTCGTCTTTATTAGAGAACTTATCATATGATGTCATGAGGTCTGCAAGAGTTGCCTCCATTCCACCATTTTGACCAGTTGCAGGAACGCCAGCACTATAGTCTTCTCCACCACCAAGTGAGTATGTAATATTACCCAAAGCAGAGAATGTTGTATCCTGTGCTTTTTGACTCCATAAACCTTGTGCGGTTGTGTTTGGAGTAAAGTTTGTTGAGAATCCAGTAGCGATTGGTGTTGTTAGATGTCCATCTTTTGTCTTATGGAACGCATCTGTTGCTTGAGATGGGTTGTATCCAGCAAATACATTATCTGAGAAATCTGCAAGATACTGTTTGTAGTAAATTTTCTGAGGTGAATTTACAGATGATACTGCATCTTCTGCCTTAGATAGACTTACATGCTTCTCAAGAATCTGGCCCTTAATACCAGTTATTGTTCCAAAATCATCAACTACAGCAACGTGAATACCATCACCTTCTCCGTTTCTTTGAGAAACGTAGTTGTTAGTTACAGGTTTCGGTGCGATAGATTTCCAGAAAACTACTGAGTTTTCTAATGCCAAGGTTTGATTATTGTACCAGTCTTGTGCGGTAGCAACATCATATGATCCAGTAACTGAAGATAATCCAGCATTACCATGATCCCCATTTACAAAGAACAAACTATCGCTAGTATCAAATGATGCATACTGTGTATTCTCTGCATAATCAATTTTAGTTTCAACTCCGCTACCATCAACTCGTGCAACAACTTTTACATCAACTGATGAAGCTGAACCCGACGCATCGGTGCTAACTCCAGTGATTATACCTTTCAGGTGTCCACTAAATGTAGATGTGCTTCCTGCACCAGGAACAACTACACCAGATAGTGCTGCCGTAACACCAAAACCAATTCTTGCTCCTGCAAGGAATGGGCTAACAGTTGTAATTCCTAATGTCTGATCTGCTAAATCGTCAATGGTGCAAACCTTTAATCCGTTTGCCCATGAGCCTGGGTTCTTAGCAGCATAAGTGTATGCACCAGATTCTTTAAAGTTTTCTTGATAATCGTCGTAATTCTTTATCTTTAATGATGAGGTAGAGGCAACACCTACACCTGCATTAGCATTGTTAAGATTAGTATTATCTGTTCTACAAACCTTTAATACACCACCGTATGAAAGGTAAGATGACGCACTCATCCAATACCCGAATTGAGAATCAGTAGAAAGTGGTTTGCCAAAGACGTTTATTAAGTCTTCTTCTGTCGCAATATCAATAGGGTCATCAATAGGGCCAATTGGAAATGGCCCTGCTATGGCACCAATGTTATCCAATACATTCTCAGCTCTCCCTACTGTTAAGTCAACCTCCCTGACTAATACACCAGGAGATAATTGAGGAGTCGCCATGCTTTTTGTCTCCGTAAGTCTCAGTTTATCTAGAAATTATTTATTGTTTACGACTTTTACATGTAATCCCACATGTACGAACGGTCTCCATATTCGTCTGTAAACCATCTATCGCCCTGTGGATCAACAAAACTTTCGTCATCTAAACCATTATCCATAAAACCAAAAGGAGCCATATCTTGCTCTAATTGATTCTTTTGTTCCTCATATAATCTTTTTCTTACATCTTGATCAGTTAACTCCTTAAAGTAATCTGATTGAACTAACCAAGCATATATTACAAGACACATTGCTAAGTCATCATTACATCCTTCCTCTGCTTCAAATGAATTACTTTTTTGAATAAAAGTAGTTAGTTCGCTTAGAATATCATAGTCGTTAAATATTAATTTATCAGATTCTATTATTGTTTTTAAGTTTAGAGATCCAATTTTTTTCACTGTTTTAGACATCTTTACTCCAAGTTGAGTCTTCTTTCCAGAAAAACCTTGACCAACAATTTGACCAGCACGACCTCTCATAGAACACATGAGTATATTTTGATACTCTAAATCAAAATTAAGGATAGATGCAACTTGATCACCTATATCATTTACCTCACATAAAATAAAAGCATTGTTATAATTTTTTGCTACATCAAAAATTACATTAGGAAATAACATTGGTTTTATTTCATTATTTCTATATTTGGCAACAACTTTATGAGGAAACTGGGTTATATCTATTACAATGAAAGCTGAGTAATCATTCCCGACACCACGAGCAACGTCAACTGTCATCACATAATCATGCTCTTTTTCTGATCTTTCAAATACATCCAGTCCTGCATTTTGTTCAATTGGATTTTCGTATACCAAACTTCTAAGTTTACTTGGTGCTATGAGCGTATCAACTGATCCTAAAAATTCACATTCAAACTCAACTTTAAATTGAGCCTCTGATGTGTTGGCAATAGTTTGTTCTTTCCATACAGCATCTCTGCCAGGCACCTCTGACCAATGAACTTCTGTTGGTACATATTCATTTTTCCCTCTTTCAGCATCATGCCAATATCTGTAGAAATGATTCATCCCGTGAGGGGTTGAAACCATTATGACCTTCGTATTAGAACCACTACTAATAGTAGGATAAACAGAGGCAAAAAATTGATCAGCAATGTGATTTGGAATGAATGCAAACTCATCCAAAAAGA